TCTGATAACTTCGCGGTTGATTTCAGCAAGAATCTCAGTTGAGAGAATGTTTGCTAATTCCGCTTCAGCATTCAGACCGTGGATTGCCTTGAGGTCTTGAGCGAGTTCTAACGAGTACTCAGCTTTCAGAGCACGTGACTTTGCAGTAACGGTGACTTTCTCGATTGAGAATGCCATCTCGTTGAACTGATTACCAGCAGTACCAAGATTCTCAGAATCTGTGGTGCTCATACCCTGACCAACTTGATAATCAAGTTGTGCGCCGCCGGTGTTCAGAAGACCTGGGTTTGAACCAGCAGCAGGAGGAGTGGTTGTACCAAGACCTACAGCAGAACCTTCATCACCACTGGTATAAGTACCAGAAGTATTGTCGAATCCGCTATCTTGACCAGACCATACTGAATCTGGTTCGTTGAACAGTGCTTCAGTACCACCTTGTGATGCGTAACGAGCACGCATTGCGAAGATGAGTCCAGTAGGACCGTTCATTGGTTGAACGCCAGCCAGATCATAAGCAACCAGGTTAGGCATTGAACGTCTGATCAATGAGATCAGAACAGGATCAAAACCTGCAACAGGACCAGCAGTTGCACTACCATTGGTTGGTGAACTTGAGTAACCACCAGTTCCAGCAAAGTTGGTTGGTGCTTCGTAAAGGAATTCGCGCTCTTCACGAAGTGCTCTTTCTTGGTTTTCGAGCAGGACAGCAGTTACCATTCTACGATGCGAATCTTTGATCGTATCGAGTCCTTGATAGTCAAGGAGTGGTGCCCACTTCTCCTGCAGATGTTCTGCGTTGAACATTTGCATTTGTTTTACCTCTTTTTTGTTTTAAGTTTGATTTTTTATAATTTAAAACTCACTTCTTTGAAACTCTTCCCAGAGTTTGAAGATATGCTTCCATGACGCCAGAAACTGATTCGTCATATTCAGTCATTCCTTCAGATAAAGTCTCTGAGTGATCTCTTTGAGTACTGGCAACTCTTGAAGGGAAATATGATTCTCTCAAGGTTACAAGTTTCTCACGATAGTTTTCTTCACCATCAAACTCAACATTTTCTGCAAGAGAAGCAAGTTTGTCTTTCTGAGAAAGTGCAAGCCCTTCTGAGACTTCAGCAAAGATTACATCAGTAACCGATTCTGCTAATCTCTTATTAAGAGCAACGTTCTTTTCAATTTGCTCGTTGAGTTTTGTCTCCATTTCGTCAAGTTTATCTACCATGCTCTCGATTACATCATATCTATCTTCAGGGATTGTTACATAATGATCTTCAAAAAGTTGCTTCATTCCGTTCAGGAATGATTCAGTCATTTCAGTCTTAAGACCAGTTTCTACTGCAAGTGCATTTTCAGAAATCCACTCATCAGCAACATACTCAAGGTATGCATCTACTCTTTCAACTAATTCAGTTTTTACATTTTCAATTTCTTCAATCAGTGCAGTTTCATACTCTGATTGAAGATGCTCTTTGATTTCAGAAACTCTTGTACGAATTGCTGCTTCAAAGATGGTGCGTGCTTTCTCTTGGAATTCCTCAGAAAGCTCCTCACCAGCAAGGAGAGCATTAACATCTTCTTCGATGTCAAACTCTTCATCTACTTCTTCCTTATCTTCCTTATCTTCTTTATCTTTGTTTTTACCTTTCTTATGAGGCTTTTCACCTTTCTCTTCCTTTTCGTCCTCTTCAGAAGCTTCGGATACTACCTCATCTTCTTCATCATATTCTTCAGTTTCTTCGTAAGAATCATCGATCACTTCCTCATCATCATGCTCCGATTCTTCACGCATCTTTTCAGCAGGTGCAGCACCTTTATTGACTACATTTTTAACCTGCTTAAGAACTGCAGAGGCATCCTTAAGTTTTGCAGAATCGTCATCTGGACGATAATTGTCTACAGTAGGACCACCAAGATCTTCCCAACTTCCAGTTTGTCCAGGTGGAATACCTGTCGATAATTTAGGCATTGGTTCAGCAGGTGCAGCCCCTTTGGTTACTACGTTTTCCATTTCTTGTAAATTTCTACCAACGGACATTTGTTTAGATTTTTGTATATAATCTATATTTATTTATAAATTACAGATTTGAGAGAAAATTATTAAATAGATCTAATTTATGCTCTTCAAGTCTTTTTTGATCAACTAAAGTATTAATTCTACGTTTTGTAGATTCTGCTAATCTTTCGCGAAGAATTCCACCTTCCCATACCCACTCTTTACCTTCCATGATGCCTTGAACAAAAGCATCAGGTGCTGATGGATCTGCAACAATGTCAGCAGCAGTTGCTAACATAAAGTCTTCGCCAACAACTTTATGACCTTCATTGGTCATTTTGAGTGATCCAACTCCACGAGAAGAAACACCAAGACAAACTCCTTCATCAATAAGAGATTTTGCAATCTTACCCATAGGAGTTTCAAGAAGTTGTGCCTTACCTCTAAAATTAGTTCCCTCAGAAGTAAGAGAAACAATTTTATGAGAAACACGATCAAGATTGACGGTAGGACCATCTGGGTGACCGAGTTCTCCAAGAGCACGACCTTTATTAACGAATGCTTCGGTATATCTCTTTACCTCACGGGAAAGAGTTTCCATCGGATACATTCTTCCGTTACGGTTGCAAATATCACCTTGAAGGAAAATACCTTCAATATACATTTTCTTTGCCGAACCTTTACCTTCGGTAATGAATTTAACTTGCGATACTTCTTCTGTAATGAGTTTCATTTTAGTTTGTAAATGCTACTTGATTTGCTTTTATTGCTGCCGAAGTCCAAATTACATCTGTAGGTGCTTTTTGTAAAAACTCTACAGATCCTTGTGGCATAGCAAAGAAAGTTGTTGTCGCAGCTCCAACTAAAGTATTAATTCCAACAGTAACAATTCCAGATTGATTATTATATAAACGAACACAAGTTGCTGAACTAATACTAGTTGCAGCACCTGGACTTGTTTGGGTTGATACTTCTGTGGTGATAATTTTAGTTACGTTCATTCCTCATCCTCGTAATATTCTTCTTCACCATCATCATCTTCTTCTACCTCTGTTTCATCATATTCATTTTCCGATTCCAAATCATCTTCATTAAAAATTAAAGATGAAACTAAGGGTTTGGCAGCGTCAACTCTCTCAGATGCTTTTGCATAAAGAGCACTTTTAATAGCATCACTAACTTCTGCTGGCGAAGCATTAGTTGCAATCAAATCTATAATATCTTCCATAAAATTGATGTTTTGTATATATTTTATTTATATCTCTGCTTTTTTAATATCTTTTGGCGCAATAGTTGGAGGTTGAACTATTGCTTGATCTGGAGGAATTTGTCCTTCGGGAGGAACACTTTCAGGAGGCATACCTTCAGGAGGCATACCTTCAGGAGGCAAAGGTTCGCCAGTAATAGGATCTATTGTTGAAGGATCTGGTATAATTCCTTTTGCAATTTCATCCTGAATTTGTTCATCAATTTCAATAATCTCAGAATCAGTTTGACGTAAAACTTTTCTTCTTACATATTCTGTTGAAAAATATTTACCAATATAAGGTTCAATTGTTGCTAATGTATTCAGTCTTTCGTTCATTAATTCAGATTCTTTTAATTCTGAAAATTGATTATCGTATAAGAAATCGTATTGAATATGATCAGAAAGAACTTCCCAATCTTCTGGAGTTACAATATTTTTTAATATTAATTGGGTTCTTAAAATATCATTGAACAAATTTCCAAATCTTTTTCTTAAACGACCTACAAATTTAGAAAATTTTAATTCATCTCTTAAAATTTCTGATGTTCTACCTAAATTAAATCCATCTCCACTACCTGCAATTCTAGATTCTGGTACAGCTAATGCTCTATAAAGTTTCTTTTGAAAATATTCAATGTCTGCCAATTCGCCAAGATTTTGACCACCTGGAAGAGTGGTAATTTCTGTACCACGTCCACCTTCTCTTCTTGGAAGCCAAAAATCTTCAAGCATACTCATATATTTACGATCATCTCTAACTTCTCCAGTAGATGCATCATAAACTAATTTGTTTCTATAACGGGACATTACTTCTCTTAAGTACTGTTCCGCTTTTACTTTTGGGAGATTGCCAACATCAATGTAAAAAATTCTACGTTCTGGAGCACGTGATAATCTGTAAATAACAAGAGAATCTTCAATCATTCTCAATTGATTTAATGCCTTAATTGCTTTATGAAGATAAGAAAGAACAGTACCTTTGTTTCTATCTACAAGACCTGAATTACAATAAGCAATAGAATCTTTGGCAATTTTAATTGATTTTTGTCCAGTAGATGAAGTAACCATCCCTAAAGGATAATTTGGTTGCGGACTATACATAAAGTATTCTTCAATTTCAGGATAGAATACTTTTTGAGTTTCTACAACATTATTTAAAGGAACAAGAGTTTTATCTCCTTGCCTTTTCTTTTCTTGCCTCACATATTTCATTTTTAAAGGATCAACGTATCTTAATTCCTTGATACCTTCTTGAGGATTTTTTACATCGATAACTTTTAAATAATATACTCTACCATCAACATACCAATTTCTAAAAATTTCATGGCACTTTTTATCAAAGTCCATGATTTCCTTAATATATTTAAATTCTTCTCTAATTTTGTTTTTTAAATTTTCAGTAGCATTTAAATTAGATAATTCTATTTCTACTGGAGAATCATAAAGATCACTTACAATGGCTTCATTTACAACATCTTCAATGGCATTATCACACTCTGGATGCAATGCCATTTCACGATATCTTTTGATTAGATCGTATTCAGTGCGATATACTCCTTCAATATCTACAAATTGACCATAAAATCCACTAGCGATATAATTATCAACCCCGTCCTCATTGTTTGGAGGAACGGGGGAAATAATGGATTTTGATTTTTGCTCTGAATCTTCAATCGAAAAACCAAAAAGTTTTGCCATTTTATAATTTTAAACTTATTATCTACTATTTATTAGTTAATACTTTCGCCACCTGCGGCAGCTCCAGTACCCTTAATTGCTTCCCACCATTGAACTTGGAATTCAACAGTGAATTCTTCAATTGCATCAGTTGATTCATATGATAATGGAATAGCGGAAATGTTGGTTGGGAACATATCGTAGAATCTATAAGATCTTAAAGTAGATCCATCACGATCTAATTGATAAACAAGAGCATCTGCCTGATATGCTTCTGGATTTGTTACACCAGTATTATCGGAAAGTCTATTGATACTATTCATCCACTTTTCAAATGCCGAACGAATTGCAAAATCGGTGTCGTTGATAATTGTAATTGTCCAAGTATCAAACGTTCTATCACCTGCAATTTTTAAGATTCTTCCTCTAAAAGAAACATTAATTGGACCAATATTAGATACTGGAAGTGCTGCTGCTTTGACTAAAAATCTTGACTTGTCAAGAACATTTGTAGTCGTTGGAGAAGAAGCTGGGAAAGAAAGAACTACCTCAAAAAGGTTAGGTCTTGTACCTCCTCCCGACATCTTGCTCTTGAAGTCGGTGATTTTTCTGAGTTGAGGCGGATTAAATTGATTTCTGGTTGCCATAGTTTTTAACCTCTAAGTTAATTAAAAGTTTCCGATAACTTCTTCAAACGAAACGCCAGTTCTAGTGGCAACAAAAGTCAGACCAATAAAGTTAATCGATCTTGCAGGTTTAATATAGATATCAGCAACAAATTCATTATTATCAATCACTGCAGCAGTGTTATTTGTTTCATCGCAAATAACGACATAATCTTGAATACCTCTCTTAGATTTTACATCACGTAAGAATGGTTCTATGATGTTTACAAAGTTAGTTCTTGTAATCTCATCATTAAACTCAAAGAGTTGATCTTTTGCAGCAGCAGAAATTGCATTCTCAAGGAAGATGAATAATCTTCTAACATTAACTCTATCAAATGCAGATGCTTTTCCAAGAGCAGTTTTATCTCCAAATAATACAAATCCAGAACCAGGCGAGAAAATAATCGGATTGATTCTGTTAGAATACAAGCGATCTCTTTGAGTTTTGGTTGGATTGTATGCTAATTTAACGGCATTTAAAATTGTTCCTCTTACAGTACCGGCAGGTGAGTACCATGGGAAATTATTAATGTCATTTCTGGCACAAATTCCAGCAATATCACCATTCAAAGGAACATATCTAAATGTATTAGCAAACCTATCAAACATATACTTGTATCCACTATCGAATACTGCATATGAAGATCCTGATAGAGGGGAGTAGAAACTAATCAGATTTTCTGTGATTGTTTCTGCTGAATTTACTACAACAGTTCCGTTCGCGGGATCATTTAATAAGGAACTTCTATTTGGAGAAATAAATGCAATAGCATCTTTTCTCAGTTCAGCGACTGAAATCAGTTTATTTGCTAGTGCTTGTGCAGACTCTTTAGTATATGCTGCAGATCCCATCAATAAGAAGTCTACTTTAAATTCTTCCGAATTGGAGAATAAATCATATCCACTAGAAAGACCTGATAAAGATGCAATTAATGCTCCAGTTGAGGTTATACCAGTGCTTCCATTATAGTTTTTTCCACCATTAAGTGTTAATGTAGTTGCCCCAGTTCCACCATAAACCATCGACTCCGCAGGCATATCCCAAAGACGATCAGATTCTAATGTGTTGGAATTAAAAAGACTTCCCGTAAATGAAAGTGTAGTAATTCCTACTGGAGCAGAACCTGCAAAAATAGATTGTGAATTGATTGAAAGATATTCTCTCCAATATGATGGAGAACCTGCTGAAGATTGGGCACCAGTTGCTTTAGAAAGACCAATATGTTTTTCTAAAATAGTACCTGCATTACCAGTGATATCGCCAAAAGTATCAATTACGACTACATGAATTTCATCAAATCTAGAAGATCTTGATGCGGCATATTCTGTAGTAGTAGGACGTTCTGCAATAGTATTCCAAGATAGCGAAGATATTGATGTAATTCCAATAGTTTGTTGATCAAACCAATCTTTTGAAGAAGTTGGTGTTACCGTAGCAATACCTGCATTTGCACTGTTTCTTAATGTAATATCAGTAGAAATACCAAATGCATAAACTCCACTTGGTTGATAATCAACGTTTACTGATACATTACTAGCATCTACATAGTTTAAAACTTTTACTCCAATTGTTCCAGCGCCAATTTCCGAAACAATACCTTTAAGATATCCAGTAAGAGCAGAGGTTGATCCAGCACCTGGAAGTACTCTTCCAGCGACTGATTGAGTTACTCCAAGACCAACAGAAAGACCTACTGTTGAAATACCTAAAATTTGATCTGCTTTACCATCAATAATAGCAACTTTAATTCCATTTGCCCATGATCCTGGATTTTTTGCAATTACTGTGAATCCTGTAATTGTGTTTTCATCATAGTTTAAATTATTATAGTCTTCAAAACTTTTAATAGTAATACTAGTTCCTGCTCCGGCAAAAGCATTCTTTAATTCAGTTCCACCTGATCTTACAACTCTAAGCGTACCGCCATATGCTAAGTACGAAGAAGCAGTTAACCAATGCTCGTAATGCTTGTCAGTTCCGTATGGTTCCCCAAAAATTTCTAGTAAATCTTTCTCATTTTCTATGACTGTTGGAACGTCTACAGGACCTTGAGCGAATGGTGCTACAAGGGCTCCGACTTTGTTCGAAGTTGCGTTTACTCTTCCAACTGTTAAATCAACTTCCCTTACTACAATTCCAGGAGATGCTAAGTTTAGCGGCATCTTTATTCTCCGACAATTCCAGAATTATTCTAAAACTATTTATAAATTACTGATGCTTACCTATACTCCCACATGTATGCCCTATCACCATATTCATCAACATGCCATCTATCTCCAGATTCATCAACAAAACTTCCCACATCATCGAGACCATCTAAAATAAAACCAAATGGCGCCATATCTTGATCAATTTGATTCTTTTGCTCTTCATAAATTCTTTTACGGACATCATTATCCGTCATTTCTTTAAAATAGTCCTGTGCTACTAACCAAGCAAAAATTACTAAACACATTGCTAAATCATCGTTACAACCCTCTTCTGCTTCAAAAGAATTATGTTTTTGAATAAACGTAGTTAATTCACTAATGATATCATAATCATTTACCATTAATTTATCATCTTCTATTAACAGTTTTAAGTTAGAACATCCTAACTTTTTAACTGATGAAGTCATTCTTACACCAAGTTGAGATTTTTTTCCAGAAAATCCAGTACCAACAATTTGACCTGCTCTTCCTCTCATTGAGCACATAAGAATATTGTCATATTCCAAATCAAAGTGAAGAATACTTGCTACTTGATCTCCAATATCATTAACTTCTATCAAAATCCATGCATTATTATACGCTTTGGCAATAGGTTCTATTATGCTTGGAAATAGCATAGGTTTAATTTCATTATTTTTATATTTTGCAACTTGACGATATGGGAAATTTGTAATATCAAATACAATAAATGCGGAATAATCATTTCCAATTCCACGAGCAACATCAACTGTAATTAAGTAATTGTGATCTTTTTCTGGATCGACATAAACATCAAATCCTTTATTTCTTTTTAGTGGATCCTCGTATATAAGATTTCTTAGTTTGGAAACATTAATTAAGGTATCGACAGATCCAAGAAATTCGCATTCAAATTCTACTTTAAATTGTTGTTCTGAAGTGTTTGCAATTGTAGAGGCCTTCCATTTATCATCTCTACCAGGTACTTCAGACCAATGAACATCTGTTGGTACATATTCATTCTTTTTCTTCTCCGCATCATGCCACATTCGGTAGAAATGATTCATACCATGTGGCGTTGAAACTATGATGACCTTCGTGCTTTTACCAGAAGATATAGTAGGATAAACAGAGGCAAAGAATTGGTCTGCAATATGGTTTGGAATAAATGCAAATTCGTCGAGGAAGATGATATTATAGGATCCACCACGGACAGCAGATGCAGATGTAGATGCAGCGATAATTTTTGATCCATTTTCCAATTCCAAAGATCCTTTATTCCATGATAGAATACCTTGTTGCATCCATTTGGGCAAGTTTTCATATGCAAGTTGTAACCTACCAAGAAGATCTCTTGCGGTTGATGCTTTGTTTGCCAAAATAGCAATATTTACGTTGTCATTAAAAACTGCATAATGAAGAAGATATGAAACGCAAGTTGTCGATTTACCAGTCTGACGTGGCATCTTGCAGATATTAAATCTGTTTTCATGGAAGTTTCTTACAAGTTTCTCTTGAAATGGATACATCTCAAAAGGAACAAGTCCTTCATCAAGAGAAACAATTTTTATATAATTTTTAGCAAAATATACTGGATCGTCTTTACATTTAAGAAACTCCAGAATTTGCTCCTCATTCCATTGAATGGGAGTATTTGCTCTTTTTAAATTTGGATTAGAAAGATAAGCGTCTGCTTGTCTTAACTGAATATCTTCAATGGCCATGTTATGTTAAATCGTAATATCCCAAGAAACCAATGACTCCACCAGTTCCACTAATAGTTCTTGCAGCAACTGTGTAAATATCACTCACACCTGCTTGGGTTGTTCCTAATTGTAAGGACCAATTATAATCCTGCTGAACTGAAAGTGAACCAGAAGATTGGTTTGCTCCGAAAGTATATGAAGTATTTACTATCTTTCCTCCAGTGATTGCAGAAGCAGTAATGTCATATTGAACATTTTCTGTTGCTGAATCTGGATTCATTTGCATTCCAGTTCCTAATTCTAGGGTCCATGCTTCTATATCAAATCTGATTTCTTCACTGGTTAATTTTAAC